ATGACATTCAAAGCAGGAGAACAGGCGTATATCATTGAGAATCATTCCCGTGTAACACCTGTAGTTGTTATTCGAAGTTATGGAGATTTTTACACCGTTGCCATCGGTGAGACGCGCATCAATCTGAGAGCCAGCCGGTTATTCCGAAAACGGGAGGATGCAGAAGCAAAGCTCCCCAGATGCGAGAAAATGGCGACGAGCGGCATGAACTATTCGTCTCCGTACAGTTACATGGATTATCACAGCCCTTACGGCATTTGAGGAAGGACGGTGATATCACATGGAGGAGAGAGTAGTCGAGATCAAGTGTCCCTGCTGTGGCCGGAAGCTGTTTGACATGAAGTCAGACACACAAGGAGCAATCAGCATCAAGTGCTCACGCTGCAAGACGGTCATGGCAGTCAGAATGATGGGTAAAAACAGAATAAGAGTTGTACCGAGCAAATAGCCGCGCATAGGTGGTGAGCGGAATGTGTATCACGTAACCTGCAGCATGCAGCGAGCAACGCCGGACATGTGGTTTGGTAATTCACAGGGATGTTGTGCCTTGTGATGACCGGACCGCGTGTCCGGCTTTTTTTGTGTCTGGAAATAAATCGGTCGAATTCCGGCCATATACGTGCTCCGGATCGGATCCATCAGATGGTGGTTAACAAAGGAACAGTTTCTTTGACTGGGACATGAGAAGAAGTTTCCGGAGGCTTTTTACAGATTCCAATACCACAGGGATGCGTTTTGCACGAGATTTTGAGGACGGAAGACATAGAGGGATGTGTCCGATGAGGCTGGTTAATTTTTTATCTGATACATGAGAAAGAGATGCGCAAGATACCCCCATCAAAGCGCCTGCGGAATGTCTGTATAGTGAAGAGTTTTTTCCGCTCAGATGAAAAACATGTCTCCAGAGAAAAAAGTTCCGTTCAAATAGCGGATTTCTTCCCCACGTATAGTAGGAGAAATATTTCCCCGGTCAACACAATAACGGGTCGCTTGTGTCCGTTGATAGGTAGAAAGGTCGGTTGATTTTTATGGTTCTTAGTGAGAGGACTTCCGATTCCGCTCGAAAAGTTCCGTATACATATGACGGTTAACGTACCGCTCAAACCGGCACGGCTTCTCCAGAAGAAAGTGAGAGGAAATTTCGTAGACTATTTCCGATTTCGCTCTGAATGGTCCGCATATACATGGCGGGAACAGTACCGCTCAAAACGGGCGGATCTTCTCCAGAGAAAAAATTTCGGAGACCTGTTCAAAATCGGCCCGGAATGGTCCGCATATAGATGAAAGAAAAAAAGGAGGCAAACATGAGAGACCCACCATGACAACCAGAAGTACCTGATGTAACCCGTCGCCCCTGACTGCAGTTCTGTAGTCAGCAACTCATTCACATTAAAAATTCGAATATCGAGCCAGAGTGCGCACGAAGGCAGGATGTCGACATAACAGATTCCTTATCTCTTACGGGATAGGTGGATCTGGAATGTCGGGAGCCTTACTTTCGTGCGCCTTTCTTGTGTCCACCCGTATCGGCTCCAAGGTCCTTTGATCTTCCCAGTCAGACCTTTCTTCCTGCCTTCCGTGCCTCCGGCTCAGGAGGTCAATCATGGAAGAAAAGTTTTATCTCAACATCACAACCCTGAACGAGGAAGGCAAGAAAGAGAAAAAGACCGTTTACGTATCGGAGGAAGTGTACCGCGCATACAAGCAGCCATACTGGAAAGCAAAGCAGCAGGAAAGAAGAGCATCCCGCTGCAAGATTGATGGACATCGCTGCATGGGCGACTGCACCAAGTGTGACCGGCTCCGCGACGGCGCACCGCTTTCCCTTGAGCAGCTGACAGAAGACGGCATTGAGGTTCCGGCTTCTTATGAAACACCGGAGGAAGCAGTGCTCCGGAAAGAGAAATATGCCCAGCTGTATGCGGCAATGGACACTCTGACCGATCAGGATCAGAAGATCCTCTGGATGTCTACAGATGGGAAATCTGATCACGCTATCGCCGCAGAGCTTGGCATGGCACAGACCACCGTTTCCTATCGCCGGAGAGCAGCCCTCAAGAACCTGAAAAAAATTCTAGGCTGATTTTGCTCAAAATGTCCGGGACTGTCCTGTGTGTTATGGAGGGGTCAAGAACAAAACAAATCACCCTCCAGAAAGGACGGTCAACATATGACAAACAGAGCATTTGACCACAACGATGTCGTCGCATTCCTGCGGGTGGTCTCGATTCTCACCGATCGGATCGCCTGCTGGATCGAGAAGGGAGGTATAAGCCATGTCAAAGATGAGCGAGCTGGATCTGACACTGAATGAACTGAAGGAATGCGGGGAGAAGCTGATTGCTGTTTCCGATTCCCTGCGACAGCTCTTTTCAGAGCCGGAGCAGAAATCGGAACCGGAGAAGCTGGAGCCTAAGGCGGATCCGCCAAAGCAGATCTCGTTCGAGGAGCTACGGGGCATCATGGCAAAGAAGACAAGAGTCTCCAAGGCCAATACGGATGCGATCCGGGAGCTTCTCACCAAGTACGGTGTGCATAAGCTCTCAGAGCTGAAGCCGGAGCAGTACGCAGAATTCCTGAAAGATGCGGAGGTGATCCCCGATGCCTGATCAGCACGCATTCCTGTCGGCATCATCCAGTAACCGCTGGATCGCCTGTCCGCCTTCCGCAAAGCTCAACACAGGGACCGGAGGAAGAACATCCGAGTATGCCATTCTCGGTACCTGCGCTCACAGCCTTGCCGAGTACAAGCTGAAGAAGGCACTTGGAATGAAGGCGAGGGATCCCACAGAAGACCTGGACTGCTTCGATCAGGAGATGGATTCCGCAACGGATGACTACGCCACCTATGTGATGGAGCAGGTACAGAAGGAAAAGGAAACCTGTCGTGATCCTACCGTATTGGTAGAGCAGAGGCTGGACCTCTCCCGCTGGATTCCGGAATCCTTCGGAACCGCTGACTGCCTGATTGCCGGCGACGAAACCCTGACGATCATCGATCTGAAGTACGGAACCGGGATCAAGGTTGAGAGCAGTTCTTCCCAGCTCAAGTGCTATGCGCTCGGCTGCGTGGATATGTTCGATGGTATCTACGACATCAAAAATGTCCGGATGGTGATCTTCCAGCCGCGTCTCTCCAATATCAGCGAGACCGTGATGAGTAAAGAGGATCTCCTGAAGTGGGCGGACGAGATCTTGGTACCGGCTGCAAAGCTCGCCTTTGTGGGCGAGGGCGAATTCCATGCCGGCGATCATTGCCAGTTCTGCGCGGTGAAGGCAAATTGCCGGAAGCGGGCCGAGATGAATCTGGAGCTTGCAAAGTACGACTTTGCCATGCCGGCAACGCTGGAGGATACCGAGATCGAGGCAATTCTGCCATTGGTCGATCAGCTGACCGCGTGGGGCAATGACATCAAGGACTACGCACTTCAGAAAGCACTGTCTGGTAAGAAGTGGCAGGGCTTCAAGCTCGTCGAGGGCAGAGCCAATCGGAGATACACCAACGAGGATGCTGTTGCAGAGGCTGTTACGGCAGCAGGCTTTGATCCTTATGAGAAGAAGCTCAAAGGGATCACGGCAATGACGTCCTTGCTCGGCAGAAAGAAGTTCGATGAATTGCTGGGAGGTCTTGTGGAGCGGCCTTCCGGAAAACCGACCTTAGTTCCACAAAGTGACAAGCGGCCGGAGATGAATTCGGCTGCAGATGATTTCAAAGATGAGTAACAAGGACAAGAGCCCGGACAGGGCAGAAGGAGAAAAGATTATGTCTACAAAATTCGTAAATCCGACAAAGGTTGTAACTGGTAAGGATACCCGCTGGAGCTATGCAAATGTGTGGCAGGCAAAGAGTATCAATGGCGGCACGCCGAAATACAGCGTAAGCCTGATCATTCCGAAGAGCGACACGGTGACCGTGAAGAAGATCAAGGCTGCCATTCAGGCCGCTTATGAGGAGGGCGAAGGTAAGCTCAAGGGCAATGGCCGTTCGGTACCTCCGCTTTCCGCAATTAAGACTCCGCTGAGGGATGGCGACACGGAGCGTCCGGACGATGAAGCATACAAGGGATGCTACTTCATTAATGCAAACTCTACGACCGCTCCCGGCATCGTGGATGCGGACCGGCAGGAAATTCTTGACCATTCCGAGGTTTACAGCGGTGTGTACGGCAGAGCATCGATCAGTTTCTACGCGTTCAACAGCTCCGGTAATCGCGGCATCGCCTGTGGCCTCAACAACCTCCAGAAGATCCGCGATGGTGAGCCGCTTGGCAGCCGCAGCAGCGCACAGGATGACTTCGCTGATGTGGACGATGACGACGATGAGGGCTTTCTCGACTGAGTAAATAAACCGATCCGGGGCAGCAGGTGTGCTCCTGCTGTCCGAGGATCCTGACAATCCAAGGAGGAAATTTCAATGTACGAATTCATGATTCATATGATCATTGCATGCGTGTTTGGTGTCTGCATGGGCGGCTGTATTGTCGGCTGGGTGTACATCATCAAGAACCTGATCAGGCTGTTCATAAAGATGGGACACTGGATCAAGGCAAAGATGGTCAGAGAATAATGACGACGGGGCTGGGCGGGAGAGATCCTGCCCGGCTTTTTTCTATGGAGGTTCCTATGAAAAACTTATCTATCGACGTGGAGACGTTTTCCAGTGTCGACCTGAATAAATGCGGTGTATATCGATACTGCTCATCTCCGGATTTTGAGATTCTGCTGTTCGGCTATTCCATCGACCACGGACCCGTGAAGACCATTGACCTTGCCTCCGGGGAGGCAATCCCGGAGGAGATCCTGCAGGTGCTCACGGATCCTTCCGTTATCAAGTGGGCGTTTAACTGCAATTTCGAGCGCGTGTGTCTTTCCACCTACTTGCGTCGAAAATACCCTCAGTACTTTAAGAGCTACAGCTCCCCAGAGGATACCGTTGGAGACTACCTTGATCCGACCTCGTGGCATTGCTCCATGGTATGGTCCGCCTATCTGGGGCTTCCGATGTCCTTGGCGCAGGTCGGCGCAGTGTTAAAGCTCGAGGATCAGAAGATGTCTGAGGGCAAGGATCTCATCCGGTACTTTTGCACACCCTGCAAGCCATCCGCATCGAATGGCGGCAGAACAAGAAACATGCCATCCGATGCTCCGGATAAGTGGTCTGTATTCAAGTCCTACAACATCCGTGATGTCGAGGTGGAAGTGGCCATTCAGGAGCGGCTGAAGAAATACCCGGTGCCGGATTCCGTCTGGGATGAGTACCGGATCGACCAGATGATTAACGACCGGGGTACAAGAATTGACCTGCAGCTCGTGAAGAATGCGATCGCCATCGATGCCAAGACACACGATGCCTACATGGAGGAGATGACCGAGCTCACTGGCCTCGCGAATCCCGGCTCTGTGCAGCAGCTCAAAGGATATCTGGCAGAGCAGGGCGTTGAGACGGATACACTTCGGAAAAAGCAGGTGGCAGCCCTGATCAATGAAGCTCCGGACCATGTAAAGCAGGTGCTGGAACTTCGCCAGCAGACAGCCAAGTCATCCATCAAGAAGTACCAGACGATGGAGAGAGCTGTCTGCCCGGACGGAAGGATTCGTGGCATGTTCCAGTTCATGGGTGCGCCGAGGACCGGGCGGTTTGCCGGGAGGCTTGTTCAGCTCCAAAACCTCAAAAGGAACAGCATGCCGGATCTGGCGGAGGCGAGAGAGCTCGTCCGGACAGGCAACTATGCTGCTCTGGAGATGCTCTATGACTCCGTGCCGGAAGTCCTCTCAGAGCTCATCCGCACGGCACTTGTTCCGAAACCCGGGTACAAATTCTATGTGGCGGACTACAGCAGTGTCGAAGCAAGGACGCTCGCGTATCTCGCAGGAGAGCAGCATACCATGGATTCCTTTGCCCGGGGCGAGGACATTTACTGCGCGACCGCATCGGCAATGTTCCATAAACCGGTCGTGAAGCATGGCATCAACGGCGAGCTCAGACAAAAAGGCAAAATCGCGACGCTGGCCTGTGGATATGGCGGCTCTGTGGGGGCTCTTAAGGCGATGGGAGCTCTGGACATGGGCCTGAAGGAAGAAGAGCTGCAGCCGATCGTGACAGCGTGGCGTAAGGCAAATCCACATGTTGTCCGATTCTGGTGGGACGTCGATAAAGCGGCTATGAAAGCTGTTCGGGAGCACACCGCCACAGAGGTGCGGGGGTTCCGGTTTATCTGCAAGTCCGGGATGCTTTTCATTACGCTGCCGTCTGGGCGGATGCTGTCCTATGTACAGCCAAGGATCGGTATCAACCAATTTGGCAGCGATTGCATCACCTACATGGGGCTTGATTCCACAAGGCACTGGAATCGCGTCCAGACCTATGGCCCAAAGCTCGTCGAGAACATCACACAGGCGGTCTGCCGAGATATTCTCTGCAATGCCATGAAGAATCTGCAGGAGACTTTCATCTGCGCACACATCCATGACGAGTTGGTGATCGAGTGCAAAGAGTCAGTATCCCTTGATGAGATCTGTGACCGCATGGGACAAACGCCGGACTGGATTCCGGGCTTGCTCCTTCGGGCAGATGGTTACACCTGCGATTTCTACATGAAAGACTGAGGAAATCGGGACAAGTTCCAGCGGGACAGCGATTTTTCTAAAAAAAATATCATCAGATTTTGTTCAAATGGGCTCTTTCTGTCCTGTGGGTATTGGAGGGACAGATAAGAGCCTGTTTTTGTTCCCTCCGGAAAGGAGGCACTCATGTGCGTGAGAAAAAGATTGTATACGTCTGCTCGCCATATTCAGGAAACATCTCCCTGAATACGGAACGGGCAAAGATCTACAGCCGGATGGTTGTGGACAGGGGAGCAATCCCCTGTAACACCGCATCTCTACCTGCCGCTTTTTCTGGATGAAGAGACGGAAAGAGATGCCGCAATCGAAATGGACCTCGCTCTCTTAAAGAGATGCGATGAGCTCTGGGCTTTCGGAGATGAGATCTCTAGTGGAATGAAGCGGGAGATGAAGGAAGCAGAGAAGCTCGGAATAGCGGTCCTAAGAATAACGCCCACAGGGCAGGAGGAATGGATATGTACGAAGTAATCAGCGGAGAAAGAGACGTCAATCGTGTGGCGGTTGACACATTCAAGAGACAGGTCGCCTCTGGCGAAAACATCCTCGAGGTCGAGGCAGGCACGAATGGCTATAAGGGAGATGACTTTGGACACGCTTCCCGGACCTACATTCGCCTGCAGGACATCATGGATACCGACATGAGAGTGAAGGAGACCCATGACAGCGATGGCAACGTGGATGGATTTGTACTGGAGATGGCAGGAGACTCGGAGCTTACTACGATCATCAATGCTCTGAAGTTTGTGGTAAAGGTGCTCGATGAACAGAGACGGGAGGTAGTCGGATGATCAACATGGAACGGACCCTGATGGCGCCTGGATTTGACAACACAGAGGCAGATCAGAAAAGAGGACTAGCCACGTGGTCACATCCGAGCGGATTTGAAAAGCTCGATACGATCCACACCTCGGAAGAGGCCCTGAATGACATGGCCGCCATGTTTGAGACCATGGAGGATCGCGGGATTGATCTTCTGGAGAAACCGGCTCTTCCGGAGTTCGCTTTGAGCGTCCATGAACCGGCACCGCTCATGAATCCACATTCCACGCTGGTGCGCTTTAAGCGCTCAGCCATGAAAGAGGAGACGACCACCGAGATCGGGGAAGATAGCACGCAGACCACCAAGCCGGTGATCGATGCCTACATCTCGTTTGATAAGACCGATGCCATTGATGCCGTCATGACCATTTACGCTACGCGGATTCGTATCGGTGAAAAGGTTATGACTGCAACCGGTCAGCGGTCAGGTTGTTCACTGGACGAATCCGGATACCGAGATCGGAGAAATCATTCATGAAAACAGACTGGATCAGGAGTTTCTTGAGATTTTCAGGGATATCAAGCTGTCCTATCTTGCAATCCAGAGAGCCTTAAAGCACCGCCCGACCATGTTCTATACACCGACCGGAAGAAAGCAGACAGGTCCTGACAGCGGGGAATATATCCCGCAGAAACACACGCAGCACCCGGTCCGGATGATCCGGGTCGATGAAGAGGAGCTTCGGAAGTATGCAGAACCGCTCCGTCACATGAAATGCCCGTGCTGGGGTGTCATCGGCCACATGCGGCATTACAAGAGTGGCAAAGAAGTATGGATCAAACCGTACCGGAAAGGCAGACAGCGCAACAATCCGGAAGCCTATCAGGCCAAGGAATATCTGATGGAGGATTGAGTATGGAAGCAGTAATGGAAAAGCCAGTCGGGACAACTTCGGACGCTGGTCGGGACAGTCCCGATCCCAAGGATCTCATGCTGAAGATTACCGTGGGAAACAGCCGGATGGCCGGAATCTGGAATCCGATGGAGATCAGCTTCGGAGATCTCTGTGAGAAGCTGCAGGAGCCGATCCGGACAGCGGAGACAGTCGCGGAATATAAGAAGATGTCACGGGCAGAACGTGACGAGGCCAAGGATAAAGGCGGCTTTGTCGCAGGCATCTTCAAGGGCAAGCGGAGAAAAAAGGAAGAGGTCCTGTATCGCACAGCGATCACGCTGGACGAGGATAAGCTGGAGCTCGGCTTCCTTGACTGGTACCGGGAACATCACCAGTATGCCTCGGTGTTCTACACGACGCACAGCCACACGCCGGAAAAGCCGAGAGGCCGGATTGTGATTCCTACGACACGCCCTATGACACCGGATGAGACGAACGCGATTGCCCGGTACCTGGCTGCGGAGTTTGGCATGAGTCAGGTGGATGTCTGCTCGTTTGAGATCAATCAGCTCATGTTCTGGCCGACGTGCCCGTCCGATGGCGAGTATATCTGCGAGGTATTTGACGGAGACGTTCTGAATCCGGATACCTTCCTTGCAGCGCATCCGGAATGGCTGGGATGTCACAACCCTGCCGGTATCTCCGATGAGAAGAGAGAGTTTGCAAGGCAGCAGAAAAAGCAGGAGGACCCGCTGACCAAGAATGGTCTTGTCGGTAACTTCTGCCGGGCGCACTCGATCACGGATGTCATGGAGAATATCCTCCCGAACATCTATGAGCCGGGCGATAAGGACGACCGCTGGCACTACATCGGTGCCTCCAGCTCAGCCGGTGTCGTGGTCTACGACGATAAGTTCGCTTACAGCCACCACGCCTCGGATCCTGCCTGTGGTCAGCTGCTGAATAGCTTTGACCTTGTGCGGGTGCACCTTTTTGGCGATGACGACCCGAAGAAGTCTCTTCAGAAGATGACGGAGTTTGCGGCAAAGGATGAGGCAACGCAGCAGGAGGCGATGTGCTGGAGGAAGAAGGAGGCGGTTACGGACTTCTCAGAAGAGGAGGAAACGACCACCGATGTTGGCAGCGATAACAGCTGGATGAAGAAACTCCAGCGGAGCCCGAAGTCCGGTGAGCTTATCGGAAACCTGCACAACCTTCTTCTCATCATGAAGAACGACCCGTACATGAAGAATATTGTCTTCAACCAGCTGGCAGACGGCATGGAAATTGCCGGGGATGTCCCGTGGAAGCATCCGGGCCGTTACTGGCGGGACGCGGACGATGCGCAGCTCATCTGCTACGTTGATGAACACTATGGGACCTTCTCTCAGCGGAACTTTGATCTTGCAGTCACCAAGGCGGCAGATGACAGGAGCTATCACCCGATTCGGAACTACTTCCAGAAACTTCCGGAGTGGGACGAAATTCCCAGAGTGGAGACACTCCTGATCGATTATCTCGGCGCTGAGGATAACGCCTATGTGCATGCCGTCACGAAGAAGGAGCTCTGTGCGGCACTTCGGAGGATCAAGGATCCCGGTGCAAAATTCGACAACATGATCGTTCTGAACGGACCACAGGGTATTGGCAAGAGCACCCTCATCTCCAAGCTTGGGATGGAGTGGTTCTCGGACTCCCTCAGTATGTCAGATATGAACGACAAGACGGCTGCAGAAAAGCTTCAGGGGTACTGGATCCATGAGATCGGAGAGCTCGCTGGTATGCGGAAAGCGGACCTCGACAAGGTGAAGTCCTTTGTCAGCAGACGGGACGATAAGTATCGTGCCAGTTTCGGACGCAGGGTCGAGCCCCATCCGAGGCAGTGCGTCTTTTTTGGAACGACGAATGCAGAGAAAGGGTATCTCCGGGATATCACCGGAAACCGGCGCTACTGGAACGTGAAGGTCACCGGGAAGGGAAAGTACCACCCGTGGGATCTCAATCAGGAAACCATCGACCAGATCTGGGCTGAGGTCAAAGTGCTGGAGCCGGAAGAGAAGCTGTACCTTTCTGCGGATCTGGAAGGGCTATGCCGAGGGCGAGCAGAAGGAAGCCATGGAGCAGGATGACCGTGAAGGCATGGTGCGAGAGTATCTGGACACCCTTCCTTCCGGAGAACTGGGAGGAGATGGCCATCGACGAGAGAAGAACTACTTCCTCTATGGCGACGATCCTCTTCGGGCACAGGGCAAAGGTTCAGCGTCAAGGTCGTGAGCAACATCGAAATCTGGTGCGAGTGCTTTCGGCAAGAAGCAGGCCGGACATCGAGTCCAAAGACAGTTATGCCATAGCTGCCATCATGGAGCGCATAGAGAACTGGGAGAAGACTGGAGAGAGGAGATCCGATCATGCGTATGGCCGCCAGCGGGTGTATGTGCGAAAGACGGACGATGAGTGACATCTCATGGGACAAACAGCCCTTGGACGAAGCAGACGGGACAAGCAGAGCTCCACCCTGTCCCAATCTGGCTGTCCAGCAGGAAAGCCTTTATTTAAGGGCTTTTCCGGGATGAACTGGCACAACCCTGTTTCTTTTCTATATAGCACAAAATAATAAAAATTTTAGTAATAAAAGGACGCGCGCATGTGGGCGCATACGCGTATACGCGCGTAGGGGGATTTTGTGCCTGTCGTCCATCCATTTGTCCCAAAGGAAGGAGAAATGACGATGCAGAGTCGTAAAGACAGAACGGTAGAGAGGTATATGAGAGCAGGAGCCGCCATGCGGCTGTTCAAGACGGTATATGTCGAGGTGATCACCACCCTGTCAAAGGTGATGCCGAAACAGGACGTAGAAAAGATCGTCCGGGCGATGGATAAGGTGGAACAGGTCTGTTCTGATACAGAGGATCGCATGTTTCTGGAACACCCGGATCTCAGCAATGAATACATCGACGTGTTCTACGGAGATGTTAGAAACGATACAAGAACAGATGTCGACCGGAAAGTAGTGAAGATGGCGCATGAAATGACGGAGCAGTTGTTTGAAGGAGGAGGAAGAAAATAATGTTTGCTTATACACAGATGGGAACCATTGTGAATCTGGACCGCTTTGATGGCGTGATCTCCAGCGAGATGAAGTGCGGCAAGGCCTGCGTGTATGCCGTCCGTGGTACCGGGAAGGATCAGGTCCGGATGCCGATTGCGCTTTTTGACAGTCTGGCGGATGCCGACGATTCGATCTACCACATGGCAAATGCCATGAACGGAATCGACACGGAGGGTGAAGATGGATGGCATGTGTGAAAGGGATATCGAGCAGCGCCTTGTCACTGCCGTGAAGGCAGCAGGCGGCTGGTGTCCGAAGTTTATCTCTCCCGGCACCAATGGCATGCCGGACCGGATCGTCCTGCTGCCGGGAGGCAAGATGGGATTTGTGGAAGTGAAGGCACCCGGACAGAAACCAAGAAAGCTGCAGATCCGGAGGCACATCCGCCTCCGGACACTCGGCTTCAAGGTCTATGTCCTTGATGATCCGGAGGAGATTCCGGAGATACTTGCGGATATTGCGGGAGGTGCATGATGGGAACTTTGATCGAACTGAAAGATGGAACACTTGCGACGGTCCTCTCCGGAGAGGATCTTCTGTATCTTATCAAAACTCACATGGGGCAGGAGATGAAGGAAGCTGTTGTGGAGTGGATGAACGAGATTGACTTGCAGCATGCAGACGATGAGGAGTGCATCCACGAACTGAACGAGCTGATCAGCGAGGACCATGCACGCCATAAGCAGGTGATGGAGGAACTCCGGACAGAGGCAGCGACCTTGTCAGACCTCATCTGTCAGAAGGATCTCGACCGGGGAGCGATCTCCCATACGGTCGGCAGGATCACTGGCATCATAGGACAGGAGGTGGGCCGATGTTGAAGCGGGATCAGCTCCATGATTACCAGAACTACTGCGTGAATTTCATTGAGAGCCACCCGGAGTCGATTCTGATCCTCTCCATGGGTCTTGGAAAAACGGCGATCTCCCTCACTGCGGTTCTGGACCTGATGTTTGATTCGTTCGAGGTCCATAAAACACTGGTGGTAGCACCGCTCAGGGTGGCAAGGGATGTGTGGCCGGAGGAATGCAGGGATACCTGGGAGCACACAAGGTTCCTTCAGATGTCGGTGATCGTGGGAGCGGCAAAGGAGCGGTCTGCAGCCATGCAGAAGCAGGCAGACGTGTATGTCATAAACCGGGAGAACATCAAATGGCTGGTAGAGTACTTTGAGCAGCGCCATCAGCCGTGGCCGTTCGATCTCTGTATCATCGATGAGCTGTCGAGCTTCAAGAATTACAAATCACAGCGGTTCAAGTACCTCCGGAAGGTCCGACCGTTCATGAAGCGGATTGTGGGCCTTACCGGAACCCCGGCATCGAATGGGCTTCTGGATCTTTTCGGTGAGGTTGCCATTATCGATCAGGGCAAGCGCCTTGGCAGGTTCATCAGCCGGTATCGGGAGGCGTACTTCAAGCCCGGCAGACAGAATCCTTACACCGGAGTGGTTTATGAATACATCCCTCTGCCGGGTGCCGAGGAGGTGATCTATAAGAAGATCAGTGACATCAGTGTATCGATGAAATCCAAGGATTATCTTCCGGATCTGCCTGAGTGCCTGACTGTCACTCACACTGTAGAGATGAGTCCTGCCGAGAAAAAGCAGTACGACAAAATGAGAGCAAATCTGGTTCTTACGGTCGGTGATGCCGAGATCGATGCCGCCAATGCAGCCGTTCTCTCCGGCAGGCTCTTGGAAATGGCGAACGGCGCAGTCTACAACGAGGACCATGACGTGATCCGGATCCATGACAGGAAGCTGGAAATGCTATCGGACCTTATCGAGGAGGCAGTTGGCCAGAATGTCCTGATTGCCTACTGGTACCAGCATGACCGGTCGAGGATATTGGAATACCTATCAGAGCAGGGATATAAAGTCCGGGATCTGAAGACGGCAGAGGATATGGCCGACTGGAATGCAGGAAAGATCCCGATTGCCCTGATCTCACCGGCCTCTGCTGGGCATGGTCTGAACCTGCAGCATGGCGGTCATATCCTGATCTGGTTCTCCCTCTGTTGGAGTCTTGAGATGCGCCAGCAGACCGATGCCAGACTGAACCGGCAGGGACAGACTGAGGTGGTGACGATCCACAATATCGTGACGAAGGGCACGATTGATGAGGATGTGCTGAAGGCCCTGGAAGATAAGAACTCCACACAAGAGAATCTGATCCGGGCAGTCCGTGCACGCCTGCAATAAAGCCAATCACAAAAAATCAGAGTCAATCAAAGAAAATCAATGACAAACATATGCCAATCCGAGGAACGTATCAACAACCCCTGAAGGAGGCAGCATATGAACAAGAACTACGGAGCAGATCCGTATGAGAATCTGGCGAATGCCATCGTGGCACAGGCAGCGAGAGATTATCTGGCGGCGCTGAAAAAGCTGAAAAAGAATCCGGGGAACCGGACGGCTATGGATGATGCCATGCGGCTGGAGAAGTTCTTTCATTCCGGCTGGTATGGAGTTCTTACTTCTGTAGACCCGGATTACTTGATCCGGAAGCTGAGAGAGAAGGTGGCGGCATGACACCAAAGACCTATCTCAATCAGGCGTACCGACTGGAGCAGCGAATCCGGCTGGACACAGAAGAACTGGAAAACTTAAGAACGCTGGCAGCCACAGTCAGCAGTCCCGGATTTGAAGAACACTACAATCCGAATCATCCGACCGATGCACCGTTTGTAAAAACGCTGAACCGGATCTGGGAAATGGAGCAGAAAGTGAAGGACGAGCTGGATCTTCTTCTCCGATTGAAGAAAGAGATACAGTCAGTGATTGCCAAGGTCGATAACACGGATGAACGACTGATTCTCACTTACCGGTATCTAAAAAATTATACCTGGGCCAGAATCGGCGATGAGCTCTATGCCGATGAGCGCACGATTCGTAGATGGCATGACCGTGCCCTGTCTCATGTGGTGGTACCGGAAAATCCGGTCGTTCTGTAAGTGCGCCGGAAATGTCCGCAAATGTCCGAGTGCTATATGTGATATGGTATAGTCAGCGAAGAAGATAAGATGAAGCCTCGAAGGACCGTTACAGAATCCTCCGGGACTTTTCTTGTGGAGGTGTGATGGATGCCATACAAACCAAAGGTCCCGTGCAAGCATCCCGGCTGTAGTGAGCTGGTGGAACCGGGACAGAAGTACTGTGAGAAACACAAGAAGATGCACCCGGAAGAAGTCCGGTCGGCGGCTTCCAGAGGCTACAACGCAAGATGGAGAAGAGAGAGCAAGAAGTTCTTGGAGCTTCATCCTCTGTGTCAGGAGTGCCTGAAGAACGGCATCGCAACTCCGTCAACAGTCGTGGATCACATCGTTCCACACCGAGGAGACCCGAAGCTCTTCTGGGACCGGAGCAACTGGGAGACACTCTGTAAGCACCATCACGATCAGAAGACGAGGCGAGAAGATCACAATCCGATATATCACTACTGAGGGCAGCTTCGGCTGTCCTTTTTGATTGGGAGGAACCACAATGTCTGCTAGCATTCTTATGCCGATTAATGGCTATCATACAGATAACCCGGTGTTTACCGTTCTTGATAAAGAAGACTATGAGAAGGTCAAATATTGGAGATGGCAGGAATCATCAAGTGGGTATGCTAGGAGAAACGTAAGCTATAAAAGCGAAGACGGGTCAGTGCATTGGCGGGTTATTGAGTTGCACAGATTCATTATGAGCGTTGTGGACGAACAGGATAAATCACTGGTGGTTGATCACATCAATGGTGATCGCTTGGATAGCAGGAGATCAAACCTGAGACTGGTCTCCCCCTCAGTAAACTCAAGCAACCGGCATGTGGTTCTGACTGGCAGCGGGACGCTGGGAGTTTCTAAGTGTGGCAGCAAGTACATTGCAAGAGCTAGAAGGAATAAAGTTTCGTACTACTTGGGGGTATTTGATAGTGCGGATGAAGCAAAAAGAGCAATAGAAGACTTTGATGATTTTGGTGTGGTAAAGGAGATCAAAAGAATCAGACCTGTCGTTCAAGTAGCTCCTGATGGAACCACGATTGCAGAATATAAAAACTGTAGAGATGCAGCAAACAAAACCGATCTTGTTGCCTCAAACATTAATCGGGTCGTCAATCATAAGAGAAGGAGCGCAGGAGGATTTCTTTGGAGGTATGCCGATGAATGCTATGAAATCAGTGCATCATAGCTAGCTTTCTTCGGTCCCCGGGGTGGGGGAGGGAAAAATCCAGAAAACCAGAGGCACAGGAGACCGTCGGCCCCCTCCGTGTGCGTGAGCGCGATTTTCATACCCCGGGGGTCTGAGGGGTCCCGGGCATGAACAAATTTACATACCGAAACCGCAGGAAAGCGTGGAAACAAGCGCCTTCTCTGCGGTTTTTTCGTGCGCGGAATGACGCGGCAGTGGCTTGGATTTTCGCGCATGAATTTCCATTCCACGCTCGGCAGACTTTCGAGTACGTTCTGACTTTCGAGTACGGAAAATCCGGCAGTGCCGGGGAGGGCGTGATGGATGAGAGCTTTGAAACACCGGATATCTCGGAATTCCTCGCGTCCTGTGCGAAGCAGTTCTGCCCTTGGTGCGGGAAGCCGATGGGACGGAATCCGATGGGCAGGCCACGGGTATTCTGCTCAGACCGATGCCGCTGGGCTTACAACAGCTGGCGGTACAGAAAACGAATGAAGGAGAAAGAGAATGGAAACACCAATCCTGAAGAACATACCGGTGACGGAATTGAAACCGGCAGCATACAACCCGAGAAAAAAGCTGAAACCGGGTGATAAAGAATACGAGAAGATCAAGAATTCCATCAAGGAGTTCGGCTTCGCGGATCCGCTTGTCGTGAATTCCGATATGACGATCATCGGAGGACATCAGAGACTGACCGTAGCGATGGACCTTGGCTATACCGAGGTTCCGTGTGCTGTCGTCAATATTGATAAGACCCGGGAGAAGGCACTGAACATCGCGCTAAACAAGATCACCGGCGCATGGGACGAAGAACTGCTCGCTGATCTCCTGAAGGACCTCGAAGCGTCGGACTTCAATACAGCGCTCACCGGTTTCGAGCCGCCTGAGATGGAGGCACTGTTCAACAAGGTCGGAGACAACAACGGCCATCAGGATGACTTCGACACCGAGGCAGAACTGAAAAAGCCGTGCTTCTCCAAGACCGGAGATATCTGGCATCTGGGAAAACACACCCTGATCTGCGGGGACAGCACCGATCTTGCTACCTACCAGAAGCTGCTCGGTGATACCAAGGTGAATCTGGTCTGCACCGATGCTCCGTACTTCGTAGCGCGGCAGAGCACTTCCGGAATGGTGACGAATGATGATCTGAACGATAAGGACGCTTACGAATTCCTGATGAATGCATTCCACGGGATGTATGAGTCTATGGCAGATGATGCGTCCATCTATGAATTCTATGCGACGTCCAAGGCACGGATCTTCCATGACGCCTTCGAGGATTCTGGCTTTAAGGTCGGTGCTGGACTTGTCTGGAAGAAGGACAGACTGGTTCTCACTCGGACCGATTGGAAATACATTCATGAGCCGATCATCTGGGGATGGAAGAAGAAAGGGAAGCATATCTGGTACGGCGATCAGAAGCAGACAACCGTATTCGAGTTTCCGAGAATCAAGTCTTCCAAGAAGGAAGGCTACGATCATCCGGACGCGAAACCGGTGCCGCTGATCGCGTATCTGATCCAGCAGTGCACGCAGACGAACAGCCTTGTCCTCGATCCGTTCATGGGATCCGGCACGACGCTCATTGCCTGCCAGCAGCTTGGACGGATCGCCTACGGCATCGAGTTGGAACCGAAGTTCGTCGATGTCGAGGTGATGCGTTTCAAGAAGAGTCTGGAAGATGAAGGCGAGACAGCTGAGATTTACCTGATCCGGGACGGTCAGAAGCTGACACTCGATGAGGCGATTGCAGCGATGCCGAAGGAGGAATCCGCATGAATGCTGAGGAACGGCTACTGGAGAATGGCTATGACGGAGTCAAGTATCTCACGAACTACAGCTACGACGATGCTCTGATTGGCGTCACCGATGATGGCAGAGCCGTCTATGACTATGAGCTCATGGTTGAGTGGCTGATGGAGACGGAGGGATGGTCCTATGAGGATGCTGCCGAATGGGTGAATTACAGCACGATTCGTGCTCTTCCCTACATGGGAGAGGATGCTCCGATTATCCTGAACTGCCTTGAAGACGTATACATTCGCGTCGATAAGGACGACTAAATTTTGTGCAATCTTATTACAGAAATGAGTTGCTATTACAGCCACGTAGAGTGATGTATGTACTACCAAAACAAAGGAGGTACATACCATGAAAGCAGACTACAACATGATAGGAAAAGACAGAAAGGCACTGGTGGATGCCATTGCCGCAATCACCGGAGAGGCAGCCGAGTACCAGTTTGTACCGACCTGCGCTTACAAGATCGGAAACATCACGGTTGATAAGGAAGGCGGGGTGAGCTGCGACGACGAGGAGAAGCTGAACCGGGTGATGGCAGCCCTTGGCGAGAAGGGGTTCCACCCGGCAGCCGACGAGACAGCTGCACAGGAGCCCGCAGAGCCAGAACAGGAGCCGGGGACAGAAGAGACGGGCCTTACGATCAGCCTGCCACTTTCTTCCGCGAGCGTCGGGAACCTCACCAACCTGCTCACTGCAAAGGGAGACCTGATTCGGAAGGCCCTCGGGGTGGACGACATCCGCATCGAGGTGACAGAAGACGAGATTCTCTTCCCTTGGTTCAGCAAGGCCCCGGAGGCAGATGAAGCCAAAGCCTACACAGATTTCATTGCTGCGATCTGCAAACTTTCCAAAGACCAGAAACATGTGAGCGCGACACCGCATCCGGTCGAGAATGAGAAGTACGCATTCCGCTGCTTCCTACTTCGACTGGGATTCATCGGTGCCGAGTACAAACCGGAACGGAAGATACTGCTCCGGAACCTTTCTGGAAACAGCAGCTGGAAAAACGGCGCTCCGGAGAAGACAGAAACAGACGGGCAGCTGGTGTCAAGAGACTAAAAAATACACGATTCTAAAGAGCCAAATTTGTGAGAAATACACCTCCGAAATGACTGGATATATGTGCCGGGCAGAGTGATATATACACATGCCAAAGGAAAAGCACACAGCCACAAGGAGGGCATAACCATGAAGGATACAGCAGTAAGAATCGAAACCATGAAGCAGCAGACGATCGGAGTCGAGATCGAGATGTACGGGATCGCAAGAAGCAAGGCAGCCGAGGTTGCTGCTGCCTTCTTCGGAACCGGGAGATGCGAAGACACCGCAAGACGGAACGGCTACCGGGCATGGAGCGCATGGGACGCACAGGGCAGGGAATGGAAATTCCAGAGGGATGCCAGCATCCGGGCAGAACGGGATGAGGAATCCTGCGAGATGGTTACCCCGATCCTCACCTGGGACGACATCGAGATCCTGCAGGAACTGGTACGGCAGCTGAGACATGCCGGAGCCAAGAGCGACCCGAGCCACATGTGCGGGGTTCACATCCATGTCGGAGCAAGCGGCCACAACGCACACACGCTCCGGACACTGGCGAACCTGATGGCGAGCCATGAGAGCCTCCTGATCAGCGCCCTTCGCCTCGACCGGAGCCGCCTCGACCGCTACTGTCAGACGGTTGATCCGGATTTCCTAAAGAGACTTAACAAGAAGAAACCGGACACCATGCAGCAGCTTGCTGACATCTGGTACGAAGAGAACCACGCAAGCTACGGACGGCGCGAACATTACAACGCAAGCCGCTACCACATGCTGAACCTCCACGCAACCTTCACCAAGGGCACGATCGAGTTCCGGCTCTTCCAGTTCGCAGACGCAGGGAACGGCAAGAAAGGCGGCCTGCATGCCGGAGAGCTTAAGAGCTACATTCAGCTTTGCCTTGCCCTTTCTGCAGCAGCGAGGATCCAGACGACGGCAAGCCCGAAGGAACCGCAGCATGAAAACCCGAAATACGCGATGCGCACCTGGCTCCTTCGGATGGGATTCATCGGGGACGAGTTCGAAACCGCAAGGGAGATCCTCACAAGGAATCTTGCAGGCGACACCGCATTCCGGAATGGCAGGACGGCCTGAAACGAAGAGACAGCCTCCCGCTACCTTACCCGCGAGCCTCGCGGGCTTAAGGTGGTAGAAGGGTATCCCTTCGGAAAGGAGAACGCGATGAGATTTCCAAGCGAGAAAGAACTGAAAGAGTTACGGGAGCATTATCCGGAAGGAGCCAGAGTAGAACTGGTGGAGATGGATGATCCGCAGGCACCGCCAGTCGGCACCAAGGGCACGGTGCTCGGAGTGGATGATGCGGGTGATGTCATGGTGGCATGGGACAACGGGAGCGGTCTGAACCTGGCTTTCGGAAAGGATCGCTGCAGGCTGCTGGTCGGAGAATTCACACAGACCGTGCGGGATCAGATCCTTGCGATCCGCGACAGCGGAGAGACGAACATGTTTGATGTTCCGATGGTCCAGCAGATTGCAAACCGGAAAGGCTACTACGAACTGGTCCTCTTCCTGATTGACCACAGGAAGGAATACGCAAACTTTATCATGAAAGGAAGCGTTTAACGTGACCACATCCTCCTGCTGAAATTTGTGCAGATTATGAATCTACATCTCCTTGCTATATGTGCCGGTCAGAGTGATATATGTACATGCCAAAGGAAAAGGGCACAAGACCAGTACAAAGCAAGGAGGACAAAGCCATGACAAACATTTTCGAAGAAACCTACGAGGCAATGGAAGAGGCAAAGAAGGCATACGCAGCAGCCACCACCGACGAGAGCAAGGAAGCTGCAGAGAAAGCCTACGGAGAAGCTAAGTATCGGATGGCTGATAAGGGTGACATCGCATGGAGAATCTGGAGAGCCTACGAGCATTCCAGAGAGAACGAGAACAAGATCCTCAACTTCGACGACATCATCTGGGACCGGGATGTGGAAGCCATTACCGCCTGCTTGAAGGAGAACGGGATCAGGGAATTCACCTACTCCTGCAGAGCGACCGACGCGGTTGAAACCTTATGGCTCTTCAAGGAAGCGGGCTGCACAATCGGCGAGATGGTCGAGGTCAACCTCCGGAAAGACCTCTGGGGCAAGACCTACGAGAAGGGACACGCATTCAAGATGAGCATTGCCTGAAGGAAGGAGAGAACCATGTGGAGCGAGGGAAGCATTGCAGCACCAAACGACGACGGAACTTATACCGTCTGCAAATACAGAGTAAAGCACTTTGACGAGCCAAGCGAGAAATACGGGATCGACGGCGGCAGGATCAGCAAGCTGACGATTACGGTAAATGGAGAAATCACACTTAACTATGACAGAGGCTGGGACATCGAGCCCGAGGATGAGGCAAGCCAGATGGTCTACGCCATCCTGCTGAAGGAATTCAACTAAGCACCGGCACTGCCGGGCAGCATATTTAAGAATGAAAATTCCGAGAGGGAGCCGGAAACGGCTCTGTCTCTCGTACAGATACAGACCACATGGACGGGATCGCTTTGGCGGTCCTTTTGTTTTGCACGCGGGAAAGGAGGTGTGTTCCTATGGCGGCTAGAGGAAGGAAGCCAACTCCTACAGCGATCAAGGAGCTGGAAGGAAATCCCGGAAAACGAAAACTGAATGAGAACGAGCCAAAGCCAGAGAAGAAGGCACCCTCCTGTCCGAAGTGGCTCGACAAAGAGGCAAGGAAGGAGTGGCACCGGCTCGCAAAGAAGATGGAAGCCATCGGCATCCTCACCGAGGTCGATATGGCTGCCTTCGCCGCTTACTGCCAGTCCTATGCACGGTGGAAACAGAATGAGGAGTTCATCACCGAGCATGGCTCCCTTGTCCGGACACCTTCCGGCTACTGGATGGCCGTGCCGCAGGTGGCAATGGCCCAGCAGTACATGAAGCAGATGGGAAAGTTCGCGACCGAGTTCGGTCTGACTCCGGCATCGAGATCGAGGCTCATTGCAGCTGCTGGAGACAGCAAGACAGGCGATGAGATGGAGGAGCTTCTCGATGAGAACTGGAAGGAGAAGAAGTGATGGAGACGCAGGAAACAAGACCGGACAGCATCCCGAAACTCAAAGACTATCATCCGACGCGGTTCATGCTTCCAACGTCACATTACGATGCGGCAAAGGCCGACCGAGCAGTGAAGTTTATCGAGATGCTCCGCCATACCAAAGGCAAGTGGGCCGGGAAACGATTCTGGCTTCTCCCATGGCAGGAGCAGATCATCCGGGACCTCTTTGGCATCGTAAAGGAAAACGGAAAGCGGCAGTTCCGGACAGCCTATATCGAGATCGGCAAGAAGAACGGAAAAAGTGAGCTTGCTGCAGCGGTAGCGCTGTATCTCTTGTATGCAGACAACGAGCCGTCTGCTGAAGTCTACGGTGCAGCGGCTGACCGTCAGCAGGCTTCGATCGTTTTCGATGTCGCGCACCAGATGGTTTCCATGACACCGGCGCTATTGAAGCGGTCGAAGATCATGGCGGCAACGAAACGAATTGTGAATTATAGCAACGCGGGCTTTTATCAGGTCCTCTCTGCAGAGGTCGGGACGAAACATGGACTGAATGTTTCCGGACTTGTCTTCGATGAGGTCCACGCCCAACCTACCAGAAAGCTATATGACGTTTTAACGCAGGGCTCTGGCGATGCCCGAGAGCAACCACTGTTCTTCCTGATTACAACTGCGGGAACCGATAAGAACTCGATCTGCTATGAGCTGCACCAGAAGGCAAAGGATATCCTTTCCGGGCAGCGTGTGGATCATACCTTCTATCCGGTCGTCTATGGACTGGAAGACGATGAAGACTGGCATGATGAGAAGAACTGGTACAAAGCGAATCCGAGCCTTGGACAGACAATCGATATCGAGCGTGTCCGGGAGCACTACCATGAGGCGCTGGAGAATCCTGCAGAGGAAGCGGTGTTCAAGCAGCTCCGACTCAACATGTGGGTATCCAGTACGACGGCCTTCATTCCGGAGCAGGTCTTCGATCAGGGAAATGAACCGATTGATCTCGCCAGCCTTCGTGGCCGGGAGTGTTATGGCGGTCTCGACCTTTCGAGCACCGGAGATATCACAGCGCTGGTTCTGATGTTTCCACCGCGTACAGATGATGAGAAATACATCTGCCTGCCGTTTTTCTGGGTGCCGGAAGATACGATTCCGCTTAGAGTAAGGCGCGCATCGGTTCCGTATGACGTGTGGGTAAAACAGGGATACATGAAAGCGACCGAAGGAAATGTGATCGACTACAACTTTATCGAGAAGTTCATCCTCGACCTCTACAAGATCTACAACATCAAGGAGATCGCAGTCGACCGCTGGAATGCGACCCAGCTCATCATTAACCTGCAGGACGATGGGATGACGATGATTCCCTTCGGGCAGGGGTTTAAGGACATGAGCCCGCCAACGAAGGAGTTCTACAAACTCATGATGGAAGGGAAGATCATTCATGGTGGCAACCCGGTGCTCCGCTGGATGGCATTAAACGTCGTGGTGGACCGGGATGCGGCGGACAACATCAAACCGACGAAAGCAAAATCACCGGAGAAGATCGACGGCATTGTTGCTGCGATCATGGCGTTGGATCGCTGCATCCGGCAGGAACATGCAGAGAGTGTTTACGACAGCCGGGGGCTGATCACATTTTGATGGAGGAAGTATCGATGGGATTTAAGGATTTATTCCATAGAAGGAAGGCGAGAGCGGATCCGCAGGACATGACATCCGGGAGCGTGTACCGGGCTTACTACGGGCACACTTCTGCGGGGAAGACCGTGACAGAGCGAAGCTCCATGCAGGTGACCGCTGTGTATGCCTGCGTCCGGGTGCTTGCCGAGGCCGTGGCAAGCCTGCCGCTTCACCTCTACAAGGAAGAGGATGGCAGCAAGGTGAAGGCGACAGACCACCCACTGTACTTCTTGCTCCATAGTGAACCGAATGAAGAGATGACAGCCTACTCGTTCTGGGAGACGCTCATGACTCATCTATTACTGTGGGGGAACGCATACGTCCAAGTGATCCGGAACGGCAAGGGTGAAGTCACAGCACTGTATCCTCTGATGCCAAACCGCATGACGGTGGACCGGGATGAGAACGGACACATCTACTACCAGTATCTCTGGTCCAAGGGATCCGATGCGCCGACTATGAAAGAGACGATCGTAAAGCTCACTCCTCACGAGGTGATGCAGATCCCGGGACTTGGTTTTGACGGCCTTGTCGGATACAGCCCGATCGCGATGGCGAAAAACAGCATCGGACTCTCGATGGCCTGTGAGGAATACGGTAGTAAGTTCTTTGAGAATGGTGCCGCACCATCCGGTGTCCTCGAGCATCCGGGCATCCTGAAGGATCCGGAGAAGGTCCGGGACAGCTGGCAGGCGGCCTTCGGTGGCAGCCAGAATGCCGGGAAGGTAGCCGTTCTCGAAGAAGGGATGAAGTATTCGCCAATCTCCATCAACCCGCAGGAGGCACAGTTTCTGGATACGAGAAAGTTCCAGATCGATGAGATCGCCCGGATCTTCCGGGTGCCTCCTCATATGATTGGAGACCTCGAGCACGCGACCTTCAGTAACATTGAGGAGCAGTCACTGGAATTCGTGACCTACAGTCTACAGCCGTGGCTCACAAGAATCGAGTCCGCAATCTCCCGGTCGCTTCTCACCCCGGAGGAGAAGAAGATCTATTACGCAAGGTTCAATGTGGATGGGCTGCTTCGCGGCAACTACGCATCCCGCATGCAAGGCTATGCGACCGGTATCAGTAACGGCTTCCTGTGCGTGAACGACGTGCGACGCCTTGAGAACATGGATCTGGTTCCCGACGAAGAGGGAGGAAACCTGTTCCTCGTGAACGGGTCAATGACTCCCCTTAAATCGGCAGGCGCTGCCTATCAGACTTCAGGTGGAGGAAGCGACCCACCGGAGCAGGATGATTCAGAAAAGGGCGATGAACCGACGCAGGATAAGAAATCGAAGCGGCGGGGAAGAAACGGAGGCAGCAGATGAAACCAATTCTCATGATAGGTAAGAAATATGGTCATCTTACAGTGATCGCTGAAAGCCCCAGTGCCAAAGGGCATCGGAAGGTTCTCTGTAAATGCGACTGCGGAAACACCCTTGTAGTTGATGCAGGGAATCTCCGCTCCGGACACACAACGTCGTGTGGACACTGTGAGAGATACATTTTCGTACCGCCGGACAGCTTCCGATGCCAGCTCCCCAACGAGGATTCATTCCTGATAAGTGCTTCTGATCTTGCAGAAGTCCAGAAACACAAGTGGTCGATTGAGAACAGCGGATATGTTCACACTACAATAAACGGCGAGCATATCAGACTGCACAAGTATCTGCTGCAGCCATACCCGGGAGAAATTGATCACATTAACGGCGACAGGACGGATAATCGGCGGTCTAACCTCCGACTGGCAACGCCCCAGCAAAATGCCAGAAATGCACGAATGCACAGCAATAATTCAACCGGGTACAAGGGCGTTTTCTATGACGCGAGGAGGGGAAAGTTCGCGGCAGGAATAACGATAGACGGAAAGAAGCACTTCTTAGGATATTTTGATAATGCTGTTGACGCGGCGGTTGCCTATGACAAGGCAGCCGTCATTTATTTTGGAGAATTCGCATGGCTGAATTTCAAGGAGGTAACCAATGAACAACAAGTTTTGGAAGTGGGTAAGAGACAAGACGCCGTCTGAATCTGGGGAGGCGGAAGAGGAGAGAACCTTGTTTCTTGATGGAGCAATCGGAGGAGATGACACCTGGTACGAGGACAACGTCACGCCGGCCCTTTTCAAGTCCGATCTTGATTCCGGCAAGGGACCGATTACGGTCTGGATCAATAGCCCGGGCGGGGATGTCTGGGCAGCGGCGCAGATCTACAACATGCTTCTCTCTTACACCGGCAAGGTGACGGTGAAGATCGACGGTCTTGCCGCCAGCGCAGCATCGGTCATCGCGATGGCAGGAGACGAGGTTCTCGTATCTCCCGTGTCGATGCTGATGATTCATAATCCGGCAACAGCAGCGATGGGAGACAAGGACGATCTCGCACAGGCAATCTCGATGCTGGATTCCGTGAAGGATTCTATCCTGAATGCCTACGTGAAGAAGACGGGCCTCTCGAAGAACAAGCTCTCCAAGCTCATGGATGATGAGACATGGATGGACGCAAACAAGGCTGTGGAGCTCGGCTTTGCAGACCGCGTGATGGAGCGCCCGGATCTCTACCATGAGGAAGAGCCGGAAAAGAAGGTGCCGGAGCAGGACGATCCTGATGAGGATGATCCGGAGAAGAAAAAGTCCGATCCAGACTCTGAGGAGGACCAGCCGGAAAAGGAACCGGATGATCCCAAGAAAAAGGATGAGGATCGGATTCGCACAGGCTTCATGTATTCCAGTCGTCAGATGGCGGCTGCTTTCACCAATAAGGTGAAGAACCATTACAAGACAGTAAACACGGCACCGGAGAAACCGGTGATTGATATCGCAGAGGGACGGAGCGTCGATGCGCTGATGGATCGTCTCAATCTGCTGCACACGATGATGTGAGGAGGAAAACACATATGAACGTACAGGAATTGATTGCAAAGAGAGCAAAGGCATGGGAGGCAGCGAAGTCCTTCCTTGATGCTCACAGGGGAGAAAACGGTATTCTCTCTGCCGCAGACGGAGAAACTTATGACCGCATGGAGAAGGAGATCACGGATCTCACCAAGGAGATCGATCGCCTGAACCGTCAGGCCGCAATTGAAGCGCAGCTGAATCAGCCGACTTCTTCTCCGCTTTCCAGTATGCCGTCTCGCACTGGAGAGAAGCCGAAGAAGCAGGGCCGTGCTTCCGATCAGTATGCCAAGGATATGCTGACCGCCATGCGCACGAACTTCCATCAGGTATCCGATATCCTGCAGGAAGGCGTGGATGCCGATGGCGGGTATCTTGTTCCGGAGGAGTGGGACAGCCGCCTAATTGATGTTCTGAATGAAGAGAACATCATGAGAGGGCTGGCAACGCAGATCACGACTTCCGGCGAGCACAAGATCAATATCGCCGGTGCCAAGCCGACTGCTGCGTGGATCGAGGAGGGCGGAGCACTGCAGTTCACCGACGCGAAGTTCGGCCAGAAGATCCTCGATGCCCACAAGCTGCATGTGGCCGTGAAGGTGACGGAGGAGCTGCTCTACGACTCTATGTTCGATCTCGCAAGCTACATCACCACCCAGTTCGGTATCGCAATTGCCAATGCCGAGGAGGATGCGTTCCTGAACGGCGATGGCAAAGGCAAGCCGACTGGTATCTTCGATGCCACCAATGGCGGCACTGTTGCAAAGACCCTGACCGGCACCAAGCTCGGCACTGATGATGTGCTGGATCTCGTATATGCCCTGAAGCGTCCGTACCGTAAGAAGGCATCGTTCATCATGAACGATCAGACCCTTGCGGCACTTCGGAAGCTGAAGGACAACAACGGATCCTACATCTGGCAGCCGTCCTATCAGGCAGGTGAGCCGGACAGACTTCTTGGCTACTCTGTCCACACCAGCGCCTACGCACCGGAGCTTGCCGCAGATAAGCCGGTGATGGCCTTTGGCGACTTCTCCTACTACAACATCGGCGATCGTGGTACCCGTTCCATGCAGGAACTCCGTGAGCTCTTTGCTGGCAACGGCATGATCGGCTATGTTGCCAAGGAGCGTGTCGATGGACTTCTGGTACTGCCGGAAGCCGTGCAGATCCTGAAGGCAGGAGCATCTGCCTGATCTGTAGTCGTAACAAAGTAGTGTCGGGAGCTCAGGGTGTCAAAGCTCTGGGCTCTCTTTCGATGGGAGGCAGTGATGATTACGCTTGAAGAAGCAAAGAAATATCTGCGCGTGGATGCAGCCGATGAGGACGATGTCATTCAGCAGGAACTGGATGCCGCAGAGAGCCTTGTCGCCTCCGTGCTCCGGAAGGACAGTCTCGATGATACAGGCAGTCCGATCATTGTGGTGGCGGTGCTGTATGCCCTTGCCAATCTCAATGAGCACCGGGAGGAAGCGGATCATCACGCGCTCACCATAACGCTTCGGAACCTGCTCTTCGGTGAGCGGGATCCGTGCTTTTAAGGGAGGTTTGGGATGAATATTGCAGCGATGTGGTGCCGGATTACGGTGCAGAAGAATGAGACGGTGGTTGACCGGATCGGGAATCACATAAATGCCTGGACCGATTTTTATACCTGCTGGGCGACACCCGTGCAAGGGACTGGATCGGAGAAACAGGAAGCTGGGACGACGAATAGCACGGAAGCGATAGATTTTACGGTTCGATATGCTAAGTGTCTCGACGGCCTTGATTCCACGAAGATCCGTATCCGGCTGGGCGATGCGATCTATAACGTCACCTCGATTGATCCGATGGGGTTCAAACACAGCAGCCTGAAATTCAAGTGTGAGAGGGTGAAGCGATGAAGATAAAAGTGGACAATCTTGCAGCTACGGTCGAGAAGACCCTCTCCGATTATGCCGACGATGTGAATGATGTTGTAAAGCAGGAGATCAAGGATGCCGGGAAGGAAGCCGTGAAAGAGCTGAAGGAGAAGTCTCCCAAGCGTACCGGAAAGTATGCCAAGGGCTGGCGGTCCACAGTTCAGAAGGAATCGGCGGTCGGTGCAGAGGTGGTGGTTCATAACAAGGTGTACGGACTGACCCATCTCCTCGAGAAAGGCCATGCCAAGCGCGGCGGTGGCCGTGTGGAGGGGATTCCTCATATCGCACCGGTCGAGGAAGAGATCACCGGGAAGCTGTCGGATGAGATAGAGAAGGAGCTGAAGTGATGGACGACAAGATTCTGGAAACGCTCGGCATTCCCTACGCCTACGATCACTTTGCCGAGGGCGAGGGACCGGATCCACCCTTTATCTGTTATCGGTGTCCGAACAGCGACAACTTTGCTGCGGACGGTGTTGTGTATTTTCCGATCACAGAGATTGATATCGAGCTCTACACCGATAAAAAGGATCCGGAGACGGAGAAGAAACTGGAAGACCTGCTGACAGGAAGCGGGATCTTCTTTGAAAAGACAGAGACCTTCATAGACTCGGAAAAACTCTATGAGGTCCTGTATTCATTTGAACAGGAGGCCTGAAATGGGTAACAAAAAGAATAAGGTGAAATACAACCTGAAGAACGTCCATTACGCTATTGCGACGATTGCGGAGGATGGAACAGCCACCTTTGCGGATCCGGTCGCGTGGCCGGGCGCGGTATCTCTTTCGCTCGATGCGCAGGGTGATCAGACAATCTTCTGGGCAGATGGCGTTCAGTATTTCGTAACGAACGCGAACAGTGGTTATAACGGTGACTTCGAGTCTGCGATGGTACCGGAGGATTTCCGGGAGAATGTCCTCGGTGAGATCAAGGACGGAAACGGGGTTCTGATCGAGGATGCCGACGCTCAGCCGATTCACTTCGCGCTGCTGTTTGAGTTCGACGGTGATATCAATGAGATTCGTCACGTCATGTATAACTGCACGGCGACTCGCCCTTCTGTGGCATCGTCCACGAAGGAGGATTCCATTGAGGTGCAGACGGAGAGTCTGACCATCAACGCAACGTCGATCAAGGATGCAACCCTTGGCAAGAACATCGTCAAGGCGAGATCCGGCGCGGATACAACAGACGCGACTTACCAGAACTGGTACAGCAAGGTTTACACGCCTGCTGCCGTGGCTGCAAGCACATCGTCCAGCACGACGAGCACAACCACATCCAGTTCCAGCAAATGATAAGGAGGGTATGACATGTACCAGGAAATTTCGCTCCGGCTTAATGATGGGTCGGAGCAGAAGTTCCCGTTTCTCGCAACGGGGACAACGGCATACCGCTATAAGCAGGTTTTCCATCAGGATCTGATGATCCTTCTCAATAAGATGGAAAACAGCGAGGACGATCAGACCGATATGACAGTCGGTGATAAGCTCGCTTTCATCATGAACGCGCAGGCAGAGAAGAAAGATATGAATCGTCTGAACGTGGATGCCTTCCTTACGTGGGCGGATCAGTTCGATGGGGCAGAACTTTTCCTGCATATGCAGGAGTTCGTTACCCTCTATCTTGGATCTCGGAGGACTACTTCAAAGCCAAAAAAAGAAGCCGCCCAACTGAAAGGGAAGTAAACACGGCTGTGTTTATGCTGCGTGCCAAGCAGCTGGGCTTTTCCTTAGAGGAACTCGACAGTGTGGAGGAAGGACTCGTGATGGATATGATCATCGAATCCGGGAATGACCTCTGTGATGACGAGTACCGGCAGGTCGCAACGCAGCAGGATTTTGACGTATTTTAGTGCTTGATATTTTGCCAGTCTCCGCTATAATAAAAGTAGGAAATACCCTACTTTCATGGAAGGAGGCAGACAATATGGAAGCAACGTTAGATAAGAACACTTTTACGGATGACGCTAAGGTGATGTCGAAAGGGCAGGTGACGATACCCAAAGATGTCAGAGAGGTCCTTGGCGTTGGTAACGGAGACCGTGTGACATTTGTGGTTGATCACGGAAAGGTCACTGTTGTGAACTCAGCTGTTTTTGCAATGAAATACTTGCAGGATCAGCTAAAAGGTGAGGCTGAAAGGCTGGGGCTTGAATCAGAGCAGGATGTTAACGATCTGATGAAATCTATCAGAGATGAGGACTGAGAATGAAGGTATTTATTGACAGCAACGTCCTGTTCTCAGCCGCGCTTTTTCCCGGAAGCGCACCTGCAAGAGCTCTTTACAAAGCAGTAACAGAACCCAATGATGCGATTGTGTGCGAGATTAATATTGATGAGCTGAAGAAAGTATTTAAGAGGAAAATGCCGGAGAAGATATCCGTGCTAAATACATTCCTATCTATGCTTATGACATCCGTCACAATCGTAAAGGTTCCAGAATTAGAAATAGCAGACGAGCAGAGAATCCGGGATGAAAAGGACCGTCCAATCTTCAGGGCGGCAGTTGCATCAGGCGCAGATGTGATCCTGACTGGAGATAAAGACTTTCTTGAGTCGGGAATTACAGATCCCAGAATTGTTTCCCCGGGAGATTTTCTGAAATGAAGCAAATAAATTGTGTGGAGCATCGGTGAAGAGCCGGTGCTTTCTTTTTGCCATGAAGGGAGGAGCAGGCTATGGCAGATCGCATTAAAGGAATCACAATCGAGCTGGATGGCGATACGACCAAGCTCTCCAATGCCCTGAAAGGTGTAAACAAGGAAATCCGGGATACCCAGAGTAACCTCAAGGATGTAAACAAGCTCCTGAAGATGGACCCCGGCAATGCGGATCTTCTCGCACAGAAACAGAAGTATCTCACGGATGCCATTGACGCGACGAAGAAGAAGCTGGCCGAGGAGAAGGAAGCTCTCACACAGCTTAAAGCTGGTCCTCAGACCGAGGAGACGCAGAAACAGCAGGAAGCACTGACCCGGGAGATCGAAGCCACCAAGCAGTCCCTCGAAGGACTGGAAGACGAGTATAAGAAGTTTGGTTCCGTTGCCGGACAGCAACTTCAGGTTGCCGGTGACAAGATGAAAGAGGTCGGCGGCAAGATCAGTGACGTCGGAGGTGGACTCACCAAGGGCATCACCGTTCCGGTCGCTGCCGCTGCCGGTGCATCGGTTGCCGCATGGAAAGAAGTCGATGAGGCGCTAGATACTGTCACGGAAAAGACAGGAGCTTCTGGTGCTGCCCTTGAGGATATGCAGAAGAGGGCAAAGTCCATCGCAGAGACGATCCCGACCGACTTCCAGACCGCAGGCGATGCCATCGGCGAGGTGAACACGAGATTTGGACTCACCGGGGATGCCCTCGAAGATCTCTCTACAAAGTTCGTGGAGTTTGCGACCCTCAACAGCACGGACGTCAGTACGTCTGTGGATAACGTATCGTCAGTTCTGAACGCATTCGGTCAGTCTTCAGATGATGCGGGGAACCTGCTCGATGCTTTAAATCAGGTCGGACAGGCAACCGGTGTGTCAATGGATACGCTCTCGCAGGACCTTTCCAAGAACGCCGGACAGTTTCAGGCGATGGGTCTTACTGCAGAGCAGGCGGCAGGCTTCATGGGCGCGGTCGAGATGTCGGGTCTTGATACCTCGACCATGCTCACTGGACTTACCAAAGCGCAAAAAGTTGCGACAAAGAATGGTCAGAGTCTTGATGATGCCCTGAAGGACTTCTCCAAGACGATGAACAGCAACCAGAGCGACACCGAGAAATTGCAGGCGGCATACGACCTGTTCGGTTCCCGTGCTGGTGGTGCAATCTACAATGCGGTCAAGAGTGGTAAGCTGTCGCTCGATGACCTCTCGACCACGCTCGGAGATTTCTCCGGATCCGTGGAGAACACGTTCAACGAGACACTGGATCCGCTCGATCAGATGACGGTTGTGATGAACAATCTGAAAGACCTCGGAGCGGAGGTCGTGGATGCATCCGCACCGATGATCACAGAGGCCATGACGCAGATCAAGGATGTGGTCACGGGGCTGAAAGACGCATGGGATGGTCTTTCTCCCGGTATGCAGGAAGCGATCGTCAAGGCAGCTCTGATTGCCGCTGCGGTCGGACCTGTTCTTGTGGGGATCGGCAAGGTCGTCACTGCAGTCGGGTCTGTGACCAGTATCGTCGGAAAGCTCGTCGGCTTTATCTCCGGCACTGTGATTCCTGCCATCGGAGCAGTATCCGTACCAATCCTTCCGATCATCGCTATCATCGCGGCTGTTGTGGCTGCTGTGGTTGCGGTCATTGAGATCGTGAAGCACTGGGGAGAAATCTCAGAGTGGTTTGGCGTTGTGTGGTCCACAGTCTGTGATGGCGTGAAGACGGTCGGCAGTGCGCTCGGAGACTTTTTCTCAGGCCTCTGGGACGGAATCAAATCCACCACGGAATCAGTCTGGAACGGGATCAGCAGTTTCTTTTCTGGACTGTGGAGTGGTATAAGCACTACAGCAACAACGGTATTCACGGGTATCTCTGATTTCCTTGGAAATACATGGTCGGCGATAAAATCGGCTGCATCAACAGCATGGAGTGGGATTACCTCTACGCTCTCTGGAGCGTGGGACGGTATCAAAACTACTGCGAGCACAGCGTTTGAGAACGTCAAGACGACCATTGGAACAGCGTGGGATACGGTAAAGACCAAAACCGGTACCACGTGGGATGCCATTCAGTCCTCCATTGAAACACATGGTGGTGGCATCAAAGGCATCATCGGAACGGCGGTCGACGGATACAAGTCTATCTGGGAGACAGGCTTCTCGAAGATTAATGAGCTGACCGGTGGAAAACTTGGCGATGCTCTTTCTTCCGCACAGGAAAAACTTAGCGAGATCAAGGGAGCATTCTCCTCGATGATTGAGAATGCGAAGAGCATTGTGAGTGGTGGCCTTGATAAGATCAAAGGCTTTTTCTCCGGATGCCACCTGGAATTTCCGAAGATCAAGCTCCCGCATTTCTCCATTAGTGGCAAGCTCTCTATTGATCCTCCGTCCGTTCCGCACCTGTCGGTTGATTGGTACCGGAAGGCTATGGATGATGCATATATCCTGAACAGTCCAACCATTTTTGGCGCTGCAGGAGGAAGGCTGCTTGGCGGAGGTGAAGCTGGATCCGAGGCAGTTGTTGGTACCGATAAACTGGCTGAGATCGTTCAAACCGCGCTTGCCGGAGCCAGTGGAGGGGATATTGTGATCCCTGTGTACATTGGGAATGAGCGTATTGATGAGCTGGTTGTTAAGGCACAGCAGCGGGTGAATTACCGTTCGGGAGGCAGATAATGCTGAAAGACTACCCGATCTACTTCGATGACGTTAAGCTCTTCACTCCATCGAAGTGGGAAGAAGAAAATAGCGTGGTGGAGAGCGTAAATCAAACTGAGGCAGGAACGGATCAAGTCATTGTCATTCGAAATGATAAGTTGTCCGTCTCTGCCTCTTTTCAGTGCTCTGCAGTGTGGGCTGCAAAGTTTGCTGCATTCCGGGACAAGGACAGCATTGCCGTAAAACTCTACGATGTGAAAACACAGGATTATAAGACGCGGCAAATGAGAATGCGGAACTTTAAGCCAGGGCTGGAAGAACACTCTGAGAAGACAAAAGGGACAAACGGTTTATACACTGTGTCCTTTGATCTTGAGGAATTCTAAAGAAAGGGGAGCAGGATGTATAAGGTATCGGATGCCTATCTGAAAGCAAGAAAAAGTCCCGTGCAGAGATACCGGATGCGTGGAACCATCAACGGATCGGTTTTCACTGATCAGAACATCCTCTCTGGCTCCTTTTCTATATCCAACCAGTGTTCGGATGAAACACAGGTTTTAATTGGACAGGTGTATATTGCCGAGCTCAGGGTGACGCTTATCGGTTTTGATGCTGAGAGATATTCGCTAAAGAATGGAAAGCTTATTCCTGTCTTTGGTATGAAGATCGAAGATGGCACTTTTGAAGAGGTGCCGCTTGGTGTTTATACCGTGTCCGATGCACAGTGGGGAACCAGTGGCATTGCCATCACGGCATATGACAACATGTCCCTTCTGGACCGGACCTTTTCCGCAGAAAAGCTGACGGGAACACCCTACGAAATTCTGTCACTTGCCTGCTCGAACTGCGGCATGACCATGGGAATGAGCGAAGCGCAGGTGCAGAACCTACCCAATGGAAGAACTGAGTTCTCGATGGCAGCGGACAATGATATCACCACATGGCGTGATGTGGTTTCATGGATTGCACAGACCTGCGCCTGCAATGCATTTGCTGACAGGCAGGGCTGCCTTGTTCTTCGATGCTACAACCAGAACGTCATGGATACGATTGACGACAGTCACCGACTTTCCGGTTGTACCTTCGGAGACTATGAGACGAGATACACCGGTCTTTCCGTTGTGAATCAGGCTGAAGAGAAAACCAATTACTACGGCGCGGATAAGGACGATGGCCTTACCTATGATCTAGGCAGCAATCCATTCCTGCAGAACGATCAGATTCGTGATAGCTGTTGCGCGGCGATACTGTCTGCACTTTCGAAGATTCAATACGTGCCATTCAAGGTAACGATGATCGGTGATCCAGCTTTTGATCTGATGGACGTACTTCAATTTACTGACGGGGTGGCAGATGGAAACAAGATCTCCTGTATCACGAAATTTACCTTCACCTACAACAGCAAGTTCGAGATTGAGGGCGTCGGGAAGAATCCGGCGCTGGCAACGCGGAATGATAAGAGCGATAAGGACTTGTCTGGCCTGATCTCCCAGGTTGAGTCAGTGACTAAGTCCATCAACAAGCTGCTCTATGACTACAATACCGGGCCGATGGAGTTTGGTATCAATGAGCAGATCATCGGGAACATCACTTTCTATGTGTCTCAGCAGGTCGATGTCGAAGGGCACTTCCTGATGACTTATACGGCGAGTGAAGCCTCACACCTTATACTGCGTTTTTATGACACCACGGTGGAAGAGCTGTTTTCTCCCTGCGAGTTTGACATCATCGAGGGAGGTGGTGGAACGATCGGCATTCCTCACGCTTACCTTGAACGACTGCAGGGTGTTCACTCTTTGGTTGTTACGGCACAGTGCACCTCTGGCAAAGTGGCTATAGATACACGGGCATTGTTCTTCTCCATTAACGCCGGAAACTATGTGGAGGCACTCGACGATCTTACGATGGATGTCCGGGATATCTCTATCCGGCAGCTGCAGGAGCAGAATGGTCCGGACCAGATTTGGGCGATCGGCATCGAGGATGGAGAACTTCTGGTGGCTCACCGCGACTATGACGCGAAGGCGACAAAGCGTCCGGAGTGGACAAGCGTGGCGGATCTTGGAAAAGCAGTGGATGCTGCCATCGAATTCAATGGCTATTGGATACGACGAGCATCCGAAGAAGTCTACACGCTGGTGACAAAGGATCAGCCCTGGTATTTCTGGATTACCGAAGACGGTGAGCTGCAAGCACAGGAAGGTGAAGATGAAACCACACTCTGCGAGCTCGATACAGGCGTGAGCTCCGTCCATGCGTGCAGAGGATATAAGTCGGAGTATGATCTCACGAAGGATCAGGGACTTATTGTGGTCTATCTAAAGGACGGTCATGTCTGGTATCGGCAGCTTCGCTATTTTGCCTCTGCAGGAGTGACCAAGTGGGATGATGCGTCTGAAGTGGACAATACGATCACTGACGCAACGCATTGTTCAATCAGCCGCTTAAATGATTACAGGATAGCGGTGACGATCCATTCCGCATCGAAAGGAACAAAAATCTACATCACGGACCGGACCTACGTGAATCAGGCGGTGCCAAGAGAGGACATCGATTTTGGTATTCGTGGATACAACGCATTGGCAGTTTATCCGGTCGGATACGACACCTCTATCAAGATATTGGAACAGACTGCAAGTGATGATCTGAAGACGCTGATGGTTGTATATAACCGGCTGTTCAAGATCGCGGACGGCACCGATATCAGCGGAAACTGTGAGGTGGATGGAATTCTGAAAACAGATTTACCAAATGAGCTTGTGCAGTCAATTGAGATGAAGGCTGACGAGCAGACGAAGACCTCCACGCTTGTGGTCGTGCTAAAAGAAGCAGCAGTATCGGAGGACCTTAAGTATTCCTTTTCGGTAGTGCTGAATCGCTATAAGGGAAAAGCAAATCCAAACTTCTGGGTTAAATACGATGAATGGGGATATGCAGCATTCGATCCGTTAGTTGCCACCTGGAATGTTGATAACACGAACTATGTGTCTTCAGATCCGCAGACTGAGAATCTAGTCCTTGCTGCTGGAATCAGTGCTCTTGAATTCGAAGCTTATCCAGTCGGAAAGATTCAAAGCGACGTCTCGGATACAATAGCATTCCCGGCAGCGCTCGCATCACAGAATATTGCCTACATAAAGAAAAATCTTATGCATGTAGAAATGAATGCTGAGCCGATCACCCTTCCTTCTACAGCTGATTCTGTAACGATTGAATATCTCACCAAGGATGAGAAACCGATATAAAGGAGTGGCCATGAATAACGGTATTTTGAAGTTTAACAAGGGTCTGGGCGTTTCAGGAGTCTATACGTTGACCCTCAAGGATGCGCGTACGGGACGTATCAAACAGCGCGTTGTCACGCACAATGTCTGGTGTACCTACGGATGGAAGTTCTTCTTTGAACGCGGAAGGTATCAGGGAAATTTGGGCTGGGAGTATGCCTGCCATCTTATTGGAGTAGCCTTCGGATCCGGATCAGGAACTCCGTCCTCGTCTGACACTGCTCTTTTTACATCGTTGTTTACTGCACTCTGGGGTAGCAACAATGTCACTATTAAGAACACCAGCTCTACATCGGTTGATCATGATAGCAGAAGGCTGGTCTTTGAAACCGTGATACCAGCAATGTCGACTTTTACCGGAACCATCACGGAGCTCGGACTCCTTGGCAGCTGCTATTCCAACCAGATCCTAATGAGTCATGCTCTTGTTCAGGACGCAGAAGGAAACCCGATTTCCATCACGAAGACAGATACAGATGAACTGACGGTCCGGATTGAACTTCTTGTGAAACGGACTGCCAGCACGTCTGGTATTAATTTCAACCTCCGGTGGGGAAAATACACTTCGATCGATTATATGAGATCAGAAACAGACCCAGTCCGGGACGGTCTATTCTCCAGTAGCTACGGGTCGCTTGCAATCACAAACGGTACAAATCCCGACTATATGTACGACGTCAAGCAGTCTGGGGACACGAACTCCTATAGCATTGAGTATGGCTCCACAACGAAGGTTACCATCAGCAAGTCGAGATTTGTAGCCACGAACAGCCCAAGCACCTATGTAAACATGCTCACTAGAAACATTAGTGGTCGATGCTTCTTTGGCATTGTCTTCCCGGACTCAGACATCTTTGCACAGAGAACTTTGACCGGGATGGCACTTGGGACCGGAGATGGAAGCACTACGGAATATAAACCAGTTTTGCCGGTGTGGGTGAAGGACACGGATGTAATTTACAAAAACGGAAGCGCTCTTACAAGAGACGTCGACTACACCTGCGACAATGTAGGTAATGTAGGAATGGATGTCGGTATGACGGCAGGAAATTTCATCGCCAACGTCGAGCAGGGAGACTATGGAACCGGGAACTATTACATTCCGGGATATTCCGGTACAGGTGGTGAGAATGTCTATGCGACTCCTGATAAGCCGATCATCATTAAATATTATGAGGATCCGCTGATTGGGAACTCGATTAATGCCATTGTGCCCGGTTCCTGGGGTGGAACAAAGAGTGGTGTTACGATCACGTTTTCTGTCTCCGAAAATGGCACGGATTATACAGATGTTTTGACTGTGACGGCAACAGGCACCTCCTTCAAGGATACAAGCGTTCATACATTAGACGGAGATAAGACGATGAAGTACATGAAGATTACTCCGAGCGCTGGCACGGTTTATGCCACGTCCAATGACGCACGATTTATGCATCACGGCTCTGGGATTGTTTTCAAGGAAGCGCCGGCTGCAGGAGATGTACTGACAATGGATGCTGCAATCGACAGGCCGTGGAAATCTCCGGACTACATTCTTGATTTCTCTGCGCAGCTTTCGTTTTAAAGGAGGTGGCTGATTTGTCCTTAACGTTTGAAAAGGTGATCACGGCGCCAAGGAGTGGAACGCAGAACTTCCTTGCAAACCAGCCGGACAACAGCCTGTATCAGCATTACGTTTCAGAGAAGTATACACCGTGGCAGGTCCACACACAGATCACGCTAGCTGATTACGATACTCTTTCATGGAGTGATCCTCCTGAGGTGTGCATGACTCCTAGAGAGGTGAGGCACATTGGTGTGAAGACTTTCCCACAACTTGGAGCGATTGGCTTTTATCGACTGCGCTATCGGGATTCTTCCAGAATAGTTGTTCCTCTTCATCCGGTAAAATCCGGGAAGAGGACAGCACCAGAACTTTCAGTGGTGTTAAACAAAACCACTGGATCTATTTCCTATGCTATTACACCTGCGGAAGACATAACTTACGACTGCTATCGGATCGAGATGGAATGTGGAAACCTTTCATATAGTCATGTGGTTTATGAACTTTCAGGAGAATTCACTGCACCGGATAAAGCTGGAACTTTTCGGTGTTTTGTTATCGGATATTTGCAGGAAGGCCAGATTTGCTCGAAAGATAGCTCAGTCACGGACTTGGAGATACCGGCAACGTCGGCGAGTGAAAAGAAAAAATATACTATCGAAGATATTGCTGAACTGGATAATCGAATCAGCGGTCTTGAAAACGGTACTTCGTCGGCGTCTCAGAAGGAAATCATATACGGAACGGAGGCACCGTCGGATTCAATTGGACAGGATGGCCAGATTTATGTTCAGTGGGAATACGCGCCGGAGGAGTAAGTATGGAGCCATATTATGACTTGATTAGAACACCGGGCTCAAATTCCGGTACCGCTGCAAATGGTATATCTTATACACTTAGCGCTAAGAACCATTACAGCAGCCTTGATGCTTATATGGGCTTTGGCACGAATACTAATTATGAGAGCAACGGAACTGACGCAACCTGGATTCAGATCCAATTTGGCTCACCGGTTGTTGTGAACTCTTTTGCATTTGTCGAAAAAATCGGGACCGATTCATTCGGATCATTCGAGTTTCAGGTTAGCGATGATGGGAGTAATTGGAGCACTCTCTATACATATGAAATGAAACTGCTGGAGACTTCCCAGACGATTGAACTTGGAAATACCACGGCTTATGCGTACTATCGTTTTTTCAACACTACTAGTACTGGTAATGGATCAAGTTGGCGGCGCATTAAAGGCATTTACTTGTATGGCTGCCTTCCTGAGGAAATGGGAGACAACTATAAGGTTGTGTTTCATTCGAACGACGGAAAAGGAAATGCTACAAAACAGGTTATTGTTGTGGATTCTACCGTCAAACTCTCGAAATGCTCTTTTGTCCGGACGGGATATGATTTTCTGGGATGGGCTGTTTCGAGCGATGGTACAGTCATTTACTCTGACGAAGAGGAGATAAAGAACCTCGGTGCGAAGGATGAAACAGTGGATTTATATGCGGTGTGGCGTAGAACAATTCAGGTAATAGCCCACTGGATTAAGGTCGAAGGTCGCTGGGTAAAGATTTAAATGGAGGTGATACCGTTGATAGACTTTATCTTGAAATACTGGATTCAGGAGCTGTTTGCTCTGATCATCGCCATCATCACATGGCTTTGGCGGGCGCTGCTCCGGCGAAAACAGGAGAACGACGAAATCAAAGAAGGTATGATGGCACTGCTGCATGACCGAATTTATCAGGCCTGCAGCTTTTTTATTGCCCGAGGTTATTGCACTCCGGAAGATCGGAGCAATCTCGAGTACCTGTACAAGCCGTATAAGGCGCTTGGTGGTAATGGCACAGGAGAGTCGTTGTACAGGAAGTGTCTGGAACTACCACTCACGGCAGAAGAGAAGGAGGAGAAGTGAAGATGGATTTTGGAATCGCAAGTGTGGCGGCAATCACAGTGATTGCGTATCTCGTCGGTATTGCCTGCAAGGCAGCAGGCTCCGTGAAGGATGATCTGATCCCGGTGATCTGCGGATGTGTCGGCGCTGTGCTCGGTGTTGCTGGGCTGTATCTGATGCCGGACTTCCCGGCAAAGGATGTCATTAACGCGCTGGCAGTTGGCATTGTGTCCGGTCTTGCAGCGACTGGCGTAAACCAGATCTACAAACAGCTGTCTAAGACCAATCAGTGAGAGGAGGTGATCCTCATATCTCGGATGCTCCTTCCGTCATAGGAGCAACATTGGCTCTCTGGGCGTCATTGCCCGGAGGGCTTTTCTTATAGGAGGAAAAGTCATGAGTGAATACAAAGGAATAGATGTCAGCCATTGGCAGGGACATATCGACTGGGCAAAGGTGAAGGCTTCCGGGATCCAGTTCGCCATCATCAAGTCAGGTGGATCCGATGCCGGATTCTACACAGACCCCAGATGGGAAGAGAATTACAAAGGTGCCAAAGCAAACGGGATAGCTGTCGGAGCGTACTATTTCGTGGGGCCGGGATGCATTTCTGCTGAAGCTGGAAAGGCCGACGCACAGCGCTTCCTTGCACAGCTTAAAGGAAAGGAGCTTGAATATCCTGTGTTCATGGATAATGAAGCTCAGCCTGCATCCGCCAAGGCCGGCATCACGGAGGCAACGATTGCCTTCTGCCATACGCTGGAATCTGCTGGATATTTTGCGGGTGTATATGGGTCAGCTTATTCAGGCTTCCGTGACCGGATGGATGATTCAAAGCTCACGCCATTCACCCATTGGGTAGCGCAGTATGCTTCGAAATGCACCTATGGCGGAGCGTTCGGAATATGGCAGTATTCGTCCTCCGGGAAGGTGAACGGGATCAACGGAAATGTTGACCTGGATATTTCGTATCAGGACTACCCGTCCATTATCAAAGCAGGCGGCTACAACGGATACACCAAGCAGGGAGGTACTACCACAACCACTCCGGTTCAGCCGAACAAGACGGTCGATGAACTTGCCCGGGAGGTGCTTGCCGGGAAGTGGGGCAACGGTGATGACAGGAAGAGCCGCATCACGACTGCAGGTTATGATTACTCTGCCGTTCAGGCAAAGGTGAACGAGCTGCTCGGTGCAGGTCAGGCCGTCTACTACACGGTAAGAAGCGGAGATACGCTCTCCGCGATTGCACAGAAATATGGTACAAGCGTTTCCGCAATTCAGAAACTGAATCCAACTTTGATCAGGAATGTAAATCTGATCCAGGTGGGATGGAAGATCCGGGTGAAGTAATTAAGTCTGGACAACGCCCTATTATTTCCCCGTTCTGAAAAATGTGGTGTTATTATGGGATTAACAACAATGAAGTACAGGGGGGAATAGGGCGTTGGCAGAACAAAAGCATCAAACAATTCTTGAGTATGTTTTGGGTTTAAATCCTGATGATGAGATCAGGATTACAAGTTTCCATCTACATTTCAGTAAGAAGGAGGAAGACAAACATAAAGCCATTATTTACAGTGGCACCGTGCGGAATTTTAATATTGCAGAATATGGCACATACGCTGACAAAGAAGTGATGATGGCGAACAAGGGGCCGAAGGCGATGCCGCAGGCGCTACTTGCGTGGATGAATAAGAAGATAAAGAAGTATGGGAATGCATATAAAGACTGGCCAGAGGAAGATGCAGAGCTGGTCACCCACTTTGAGGACTTCATACCGACCATTCATGATATCTATATCGACTAATTACCTGCTTTGAAAACTTCATAATCTGTACATCAACGGGTGTCCTTCGGGATGCCCGTTATTTTTTTTGTTTCATTCCATTTCCGATTTCTCCTCGAAAGTTCCGTTTATATGTGCCGGGATAATCCTTTGCTCAAAGCAGACCTATCTGTCCTGTGAGTAGTGAAGGGATCACTGTATCGACAACCAGAGCGCAAAAGGAGAACGGATATGGCAAGAAAGATATCAGATGAAGAATTGGAGCAGGCCATCCTGCTCAGGACAAACGGCATGAGCTATCGGAAGATCACAGATTACACCGGCCTCAACACAGAGGCAATTCGGTATCGCTGCAAGGATCTGCCGTGCAACGAGGCACCGGTTATGGAGGGCGTGCTCGATAAGATCAGAGCAAGAGAAGCCTGCGCTTTCTGTGGAAAGCCTATTGCACAGGACGAACATCACCCGGGAAGACGGAAGCGTTTCTGCTGCGAGGCGTGCCGCAGAAAGTACTGGAAGCTGCACCGGGATGAGCAGAAGAAAAAGCCCTCTGCGATCTACGTCAAGGTGTGCCCGTACTGCGGGAAGACCTTCGAGGTCTACGGCAATAAGAATCGGAAGTATTGCTGCCATGAGCACTACGTCCTCGACTACTTCGGGAAGGGCTGAGATCCAGGTGATGTCCCTTATATAAATATAAGGAAGAGAAAGCCAGAAATGACTTGATACTATTGCACTTCAGAGTGATCTATAGACTACCGAAAGGAGGCAAGCATGGAAATTACGACAACTATCACAGACAGAGCTGCACTGGTGCGGCTTTTGAAAGATGAGATAAAACAGCCAGTCAAGTATGCCGGCGCTCCGACTTTCAACTACAGTGTCGGTCCTTATACAGTCCTTCGGAACGCCAGCATCCGGGTAGAGGATGAAAAAGCGGATCCTTCGCTCATTAGAAAGATGCAGGAGCTTGGGTACGTTGCTAAGGATGACAGCTCCACCGGGATGGAATTTGACATTGGCTGTGATGCCCTGACAAGAGTGAACCTTGTAAACACATTCGCGGCAAGGGGCTCGCTTATCAACAAGGCGATAGGCAAGCCGAATGCCTTCTATGTAGCGGCAGCGCTGGTACGGGTGCTGAAGGACAATCCTCCGGAGGACCTTTTCGAATTCAATGAAGCATTCATCGCCTGCGGAGGAGATAAAGCTCTGAAGGGCATCACATTCCTGAAGGAAAAAGTAGTCTTCACCGGATTTCCGGATGGGCGCTCTGAAGATGAGAGAGAAGCATTCCGCGACTTTGCAGAGACTATCACTGACACCTGCCGCCATTCCAAATGGCTGAAGGGTGATGCACCGGAAGTGGAGAACGAGAAATACACCTTCCGCAGTTGGATGAACAGCATGGGACTTTCCGGGAAAAAGCATACGGCAACGAGGCGCATCCTGCTCGAGCGCCTTTCCGGTGACAGTTCCTACCGGACACCAGAGCAGAGAGCAGCGGCGCTTGCCAAGCAGAAAAAGAAGGAGGAGAAAGAACATGACAACAAGCCAGATTTCATTGTCCTCGGCTGATGCCGACAGCCATGTAATCCTTCTTCCTCATATCGAGAAGCCAAAGGATCACAGGATACGGGCAGCGGTGTATTGCCGGGTATCGAGCAAGCACGAGGATCAGGAATATTCCCTTGAGAACCAGATCCGGCATTACCGGGAGACGATCGGAGAAGACAGGCGCTACGAGCTTGTCGAGATCTATTACGACTTTGGTATCTCGGGATTCAAGGAAGCAAGGCCCGGGTTCCAGCGGATGCTCGAGGAATCGAAAGACGGGAAGTTTGAGCTGGTCATCACGAAGTCCATCACCCGCTTTGCCCGGAACACAGCCACGGTGCTCGATGCTACAAGGCTCCTGAAGAGCCGGGGCATCGGTGTATTCTTCGAGCTGCAGCAGATCAACACCCTCGGTGAAGGCGGAGAGCTGCTCATGACACTGTTTGCTGCATTCGGACAGGCCGAGAGCGAATCCAACCGCCTCGGCACAAAGATGACGATCAAACGGAAGGTAGAGAAGCAGGAAGCCATCCAGCAGATCCAGCGGGTTTTCGGATACACGAAGAATGCAGACGGGGAGATCGTTCCGGATGAGAACGCAGGCCGCGTGCTGGAAATCTTCGAGATGGCTGCGGATGGATTCACAGTAGGGCAGATCACAAACTACCTGAACAGTGAGGGCGTGACGACAAAGCGGGGAGCCAAGTTCTACCGCACCACGGTGACGAGAATCCTCACGAACGAGGAATACAAAGGTGACTTCGTACAGTTCAAACACTACTCGGATGAACACCGGAAGGAGAGAAAGAACGCCGGAGAGCACGCCATGATCTACTATGCAGAGAATCATCCGCCGATCGTGACGAATGAACTCTGGGAGAAAGCACAGCAGGCGCTTGGCGTCCGGCAGAATCCCAAGCCGGAACCGGAGGAGAAGCCCTTGCTCGACACGCTCCCATATCGGCATCAACTGTTCTGCGCGAAGTGTGGTCACAGGCTGATGCGTTCCTACACCGGAGGGAAGAACCGCTGGGTCTGCTCGGGAAAAGAGCGATTCAGCAGTGACTTCTGCTCCGGTGTTTCTATTCCCGACGAGGTGGTGAAGAGCTGGGGAGACTTTCCGGAAGACCGGTACATCAGCGAAACAACCGACCGGGGCCGGGTTACTGGTTTCACCTATGAGGACGGCGATACCTGGCATAAGAGCCATACGCGCAAGCGGCACGTCACACAGGCACCTGCTCTTACAGAAGAAAATTATCCCTATAAGGACCGGGTTTACTGCAAATACTGCGGAGGAAGGCTCCGGCGCATCATCGGAAACAATGGTAGCGTCTTCTGGATCTGCAACACGATGAGCCGGTACGGAAAGGACATCTGCAGGGGTGTCCGGGTGCCGGACGAGATGCTGCATTCCCTCAAAGATTACCCTGGCATTGTCTACATTGGAAAGGAGAACATCGATGGCAAAGAGCGTTACGGTTATTCCCGCCAGCCAGACAAGAAAATCAGCTGAGGCGGCAAAAAAGAAGATCCGGGTGGCAGCATACTGCCGCGTCTCGACCGAGCAGGAAGAGCAACTCGGTTCCTTCGAGAACCAGGTGAGCTACTACACGGAGCTCATAAACAGCAAGCCCGATTGGGTGATGGCCGGCATCTTCTCGGACGAGGGCATTTCCGGCACCGGGACGAAGAAGCGTCAGGGCTTCCAGAACATGATCAGGGCCTGCCGCGAGGGAAAGGTCGATCGGGTGATTACGAAGTCAATTTCCAGATTCGCTCGTAACACCGCTGACTGCCTGCACTATTCAAGAGAACTGAAGGACCTCGGCATCCCCATTTTCTTCGAGAAGGAAGGGATAGATACGATGGCGGCATCGGGTGAGCTGCTCTTCACGATCCTGTCCTCCCTTGCGCAGGAGGAGAGCCGGAACATTTCGGAGAATACCACATGGGGAATCCGGTCGAAATTCAAGCAGGGTGTTCCGATGATCAACACCGGAAACTTCATGGGATATGACAAAGACGAGAATGGGAAGCTGGTCATCAATCCCGAGCAGGCCAAGGTGGTGAAGCGAATCTTCCGGGAGTTTCTTGAGGGCTGGTCCACGCGGGAGATTGCACAGCGGCTCAACAGGGAGAAGATTCCCGGTGTGTCCGGCAAGGCAAAGTGGAACGGCTTCACCATCGAGCGAATGCTTCAGAATGAGAAATACAAGGGCGACCTCCTGATGCAGAAGACCTTCACGGCGGATTACCTCACCAAGAAGATGGTGGAGAACAACGGTGAACGGGATCAGTACTATGTGCAGGGAAACCACGAAGCGATTGTTTCTCCGGATGATTGGGAAGCTGCTCAGTATGAGTTGAAGCGGAGAGAGGGATTTATGGAGAGCCACGGCATCAAGGAGATCAGCAGCCTTACCGGGACGGCATTCTACAATAAGGTCTATTGCGGCAAATGCGGCTGCAAGATGCAGCGGAGAAACCCGAAAGGAAATAAACCATTCTGGAAATGCCTGAATACGGATAAGCGGAACGGCTATACCTGCGATGCAGGGAATGTTCGGGAGTCAGATCTTCGGCAGGCCTTCGTCATCGCTTGGAACAGCCTTGTCGAGAACAGGGAGACGGAGCTGCCACGATGGAAGAAGATGATGGAATCAGAGAATGCTCTGGAACGGCTGAGGGGTCGGCAGATGATCGAGCTCACGGCAGAAGGGCACTTGGACTTTGAAATCCCGGAACTCACCCGTATGGTTCTTGATGAGGTCAGAGTCACCGATCCTAAGAGTTTTACGATCAAGTTGCTGGATGGGACGGTGCGGAATATCAAGCTCTGA